CAAATATTGAAACCTCTTTTGTCCTTGTAGTGTAGGAAGAGGAAACAACATAGCATAAGGTTTGCCTAATTCATCAAGACGTTTTAAAATTTCATCTTTAATGCTAAATGGCGGGTTAGAAATAATTACATCGTAAGGTTCTTCTGGCTCATAATAGAAAAAATTCTCGCCACTATCAATATGACTAGCAATTACCTTATACCCTGCTTTTTGAAACTCTTTAACATAATTACTATACTCTTTATCAAAAGGACACCAAATTGTAGTACCTTGTTTTAAGTATTTTAAAAGCGGAGTTACCGCATAGGAAGGAGTAAAACACTCATCACTTTCTTTATCGGTCTTAGCCTTTAAATACCCTATATTTAATCCCATAATGTCTATCTCCATTAACCTATAAAATAATTATATGCAGCTATAGCATTTTGTTGTCTGGTCTTATAGCTAGAAGCCGGATTCCGCTCATAGCATTTTGAAAATGCTAGAGCGGCATCTTTTACGTTGGTTAAAGCCACAAAATCTTGATACCCGAAATCTCGCTTATAAAGAGAACCAAAATTATCTATTTCATATTCGATAGTATCTCTTAAATAATCGCATTGCTCCTTCAGTGAAGTATCCCAAACTGAAGAATAATATATCTTGCTCCATTGGCACATTCCGTAGTACATTGAGGTTTTAATGTCGTATTGGATTGCCAAAGTATTACCGCCAGACTCGGTCATAATATTACCAAGAATACCTGCGCAAACTTGGTTACTATATCCTAAATTCTTAAAATAATTCCATATATATGTAGCTATAGGATACTCTTCTTCCTTTTGATTCCAGCGTTCTATCAAGTCATTATAAATGGCCAAGTAGTTATCTCTTACTTCGCTTGCTTTCTTGTATTCCTCTGTTGCAAGTAAGATTACTTCATGATCTTCTTCGTATCCTAATTGTCTTGCAGCTTGAGCCATCTAATGTGCGGCTTCCATGTTTAATGTTTGTTCTGCAATAAGCTCTTCAAGGGTATTTAAATCATCATATGTATAATTAGTAGTTGATTCGCTATAAGCTGAACATCCACATAACATGGAAAAAGCAATTATTAAACTCAATACACATCGTTTCACAATGATTGGTTTTCCTCCTTCTTCAAGAGGCTGCGCAATCAATATCAAAAATAGTAATCCTGTTTATTTATGATTTCATAATCTTGCACTATGATTTGTGGAGTTATGCTGTTTAAGTATCTATTAGTTTTTGGCTTACCCACAAGATTAATATTTACGCAACCATTCTCACTATATAAATTATCAAACTCTTCTTCTCCAGATTTAAACTTAATACAAGCAACTCCATTAAGTAACTGAATCTTTAAAGTAGGTTTTTTATCTCTTGACATCAACGTCAACATATCCTTAGTTATTGGAAGATTCTCTATCGCGACTAAAGGCTCGTCAATATCTTGCCCCCAAAGGTTTTCCGCATCCCCTAATTCTAATATATCTTTAGGATTTACTCCTTTGGCAGGATAAATAAAGTCTACCATATAGCTCGGAGAAAATTCTATGTTTTTTAATTCCTCGTCAGACCACTCAATGAAATTCTTAAAGTCTTGGTCTTTAATGGTCAAACCAAATGCATTGCTATGCCCTTGACCAAGTACATCGAAAGGAGAATTAAGACAAAATTTTCTAAAATCCTTAAGTTGAGACTTATCATAACCTCGCGCAGAACCTGCCCATACCGATTCTCCATTTAATTGTCCTCTAGTTAAAATCGCAACAGGTCTTTTGTATTCGCCCATAAGTTTGTTGCAAATAAGCCCTCTAATACTAGGTTCAATTTCTCCTGGTTCGACTTGAATTAGCAAAAGTTTATGATTAAGAAGTTCTCGCTCCTGAATTAATTTCTCAACTTCCTGAACGCCAGCTTCTTGAAATTTAGTTTGCCGATTCTTCACGTTTGTGCAAGCGCGGACGGCTTGCTCAACGAGTGCTTCTTCCTCACCTTTATGCCCTCGCTTAGTAGAAGGAACCATTTTATAAGCTTTCCACTCGAGCATACTATCAAAAACTAATCGCTTTTCTTCTTGAGTTCCTACCCTAGTAATTGCATTAACAAGAGGAACAATGTAGAACGCGACTCCAATTGGAGTTAAATCTCCCGTTCCTAATTGATAAGAATTTTTCTCTGCCATGCTTACTATAAAAGGATTGCGGAGGTTCGCCCTCTGAAGACCAGTCTGTACGAGATAACGAGTTTCAAAGTCGGTTAAAGACATCATATCTCCTACCTCAGCGAGGCCAACAATGTCGATATAATCTTCTGCATACTGACTCCCGCAAATACTATCAATGTATTGACATAGTTTATAGACAATACCAGTCCCGCATAAAGACTTGGTTGGATAATCACATAATTGGTTATTTACAACACAAGCATACTCGCTAACTCGTTCTGCCAGATGGTGGTCTAAAACAACCACGTCTATTCCTTTTTCTTTTAGCTCTTGATGAGTAGAATATTCATTCGAACTTGCATCTGGGACTATCACGAGTGTAGTTCCTTCTTGGATACTTTGTAATTCTATTCCATGAGTTTTTCCTTCGTGAAAGTCATAATAAAATTTATCAATCGAGGAAGGAAATTGCTTATATAAATAGTTAAGTAGTAAAGCACTAGATAGCATTCCGTCGCAATCCGCGTCAGTTTGCACGTATATCTTCGCTTTATCGTTGCTTATATGCTTTAAGATAATTTTAGTTGCAGTTTCAATATTATTGAGAAGTAAAGGAGATAAATTGTCCTTTTCTGACACATTTAAATAATGAGAAATATCTTTATATTCGATTCCTCGATTTGTTAAAACCTACTCTAAAGCACTATAGTTCTCATTAATCGGGTTTATTAGTTTGTATTCTATTTTACTCACCTTCTTTAATAATAATAGTAACCCCTATAAGGAAGGGCTTTGATTGCTGGCATAATTTCAAGGTTAATAATACTATGAGAAATCTTATCATCAATATATGCAATATTACACATATATCCTCTAACACTAGCATTAGTACTTATCGCTATCCAGTTATCGCCATTAACAAAATCAACTATCATTTTTCCCGATAATTCATTTACCCTATATGTCACTATTCCTACAGATTCATAATCTTTAATAATTTGTTCTAATTGCTCTTTGGCTTTAGCATAAGTTGCTCCATAAACTATACCTTTCATTCCTTTGGCACTATCCTTTCTTTTAGTAACTTCTCAAAGACTTGCGGGCCCGCGTCTATGGGGCTTGCTTTATGGGGAAGAATCATCTCTTTATCAAATATCGCAGTTACTTTTACGCGTGTCCCATACTTAGAGTTTAAATGAATTAACTTTGCTTTAAGCCGTTTAAATTCTTGATCTCCTATTTCCATAAAATCACGATCAAAAGCAATAATAATTTCTTGAACTCCAAGACTTCTAAGTAAGTCTACTTGATAACTAGAAATGCTACTTCCGCAACAAGCTACTGAGATGTCCCCATCTCTTCCATAATAACTAGTAAATTGCATACACGACTTTTCGGATTCAAATATAACGGCTGACCGCATTTTTCTTATATTGTCTTTAGAGTTATTTAGGTTGTATAGATTCATTGATAAGGGATGACTATACATAACTCCATTTACTGTTAAAGGTCTATATTTGCCATATCTATTTGCTTCATCTTCCGCAAGACTTCTACCACGAATTCCAATCAATTTCCCCTCGATATTAAAATGCGGAATGGTTATCTGCTCACCGCCAGGATAATAACCCACTAGATTCTCTTTAGCTACCGCCGCAGATATTCCTTCTTTTTCCCATCGTAATATTCTAGGATAAGCAAAACGAGTAAGAATAATAGGGTTATATTCTTTGAGCTGTGGGATTAAATCTTTATGAAGTTCTAAGCTAAAATGATGCTTATCGAAATAAAGCCAATCTACAAGACTATTTTCTTTTTCCTCTTGTTGAATTCCTTCAAAACCAAAATAAGAGGCAACATAATCCATCGCATCATAAAGTTCCCAATCTAGATTTTTACGAAGTTTTTCTACTTTAATGCAAAGCTCAAATACGTCAAAAGATGGTTCGGGACAACCGCTATAGCATTTAAAAAGCTTGGTATTATTATAGTAGTAAAGCTTGCGAGAGCCGCCTTCTAGATTATGACAAATAGTCCTAGCAATTAACCCGTTCTCGGAATACTCTGGTTCAGCCCCAAAATTTTCAAGCAAATCATATATCTGCTCAATTTCTAGTTTTTGCTTGAGTTCATCTTTATCATAGTAGCGGCTCATTTAAATATTCTCCTTTTACTCCCAAGGTGGAGCCTCATCTTCGACTACGATTTTTAGATTTTCAATACTAACCATTTCATGCCGCCAAGTCGTAACAAATTCTGGAGTAATTCTACAAGTGCCAAGATCTGCCGAGCACCAAAGATACACGCCCTTATAGCTACCTCTACGATTTTTATAAACTGAGAGCTTAATATTAGGAACCGTAAAGTTGGGATTACTTGCAAAGATAGGAGCAAGTTTTTCTAGATCTTCTTTTGTAACACTCAAGAGAATAAGCCCCACATCAGCTCGATCTGCGATGCTTTTCGCTCCTCTTAATAAGTTCTGGTCCGGAGTTTCACTATCTTGATAGCTTGCATTAAGTTGCGTTGCAGTAAGAATAAAAATGCCATACTGGTTAGCCATATCTTTTAATCTTGCGGAAAGCATGAATAGAATGTTGTCTTCTCTAAGTCTAATCCCACCAGATTTCTTAGAAATTTCTTCTAGAATCTTGAGGGAAGCCTGTATATAATCAAACCCTACGTATCTTACATCATGCTCTCTGATATTCTTTTTTATCTTATTTTCCACGTCAGTGATAGAAAAGTCAGGAAGCTCTTCGATCCAGATAGGGCTTCTCTTCAAGATTTCCGCCGCATGAAGTACTCTATCTTCTTCGCCTTCTCCATACTGCCCATTAAGAATGTGTTCCTCATTAACATTGGCAAGAAAAGCTAACATCATAGTTTGAATCTCGCTCTTATCTTGCTCAGTAGTGATATAAAGCGTGGGTTCCGATGTTCCATTCTTAATCCAACCAAATTGTTCATGATAAATTTCATTGCAAGCAAAGTTGCAACAATCAGCCACCATACTACGAGACTTGCCCACTCCACTTGCAGCGCTTCGAATGTAGAGTTTCCGCAATCTTGCTCCTCTTGTTACTGTATTGATAAGAGGGCCATACATAGGAATACCTACTTCTGGATGTTGCTTTAAATCTTCAATTAACGCTTCAATCCCATCTCCAGCTTGATATCCTTCTCCTAAATCATCTTCTACATATTTGCTTTTAATCTCGTCTATCTTAATATCAATAGCCTTGGTAATTCCAGCTGGGGAGATATTATCTAGCCAATCTTCCTGTTGTTGACGTTTTTTAGTGTCAAGAATATTATTAGGATCATATAAAAAACTCACATCAAGACCAAAATCGCTATAAGCTCGAAGCAAAGAGAATTTTTTAAGTCTATTATAGTAGTAATTAAAAGTATCTCTCTTAGCTATTGTAGAAGCTTCAGCTAGATACTCTATTCCATTATTTTGTTTAAAAATTGCCTCATACTTAGGTCTATTAGATAAATAATCAGTAATAGCGTCAATATTTACCGAACTGCCTGTCAGATGAATATTATAAATTGAGCCATATATTATCTTGTGGAATTCATTCTCAAAATCATCCTCATGTATAATATATTTCTCGGTTTCATCAATTATAGAGGGATCATTAAATACGCATCCTATAACTTGCACAATAGCGGCGGGGTCCGTATAACTAGCTTTCATTTATTCACCTCTTCATTCAAAAAGGAAAAAAGCTTGCGGATATGCTTCATTGGTTCTCGTTTAGGAGATTCAATACGGACTTCTCTTGTAGGCAGAAGATACTCTTCCATATCGACATTTGTATTTTGCTGTTGCGCCTCCCATATAGCACGCCAATAAAGGAACGCCTCTTGGTAGACAAAATCCACAATTCCAATTCCGCCATTGGCTTTCTCGATTGGGTTCTTCTTCACTTCAAAGAAATATTTTAGAGTCTTATATATTCCAGAATAGGTATAATGCTTTTCATTTATATATACATTTAATTGTTTTCTAATTTTAGGAGTAAAAGTCTTTATCCCAAAAAGTTCTTTTATATACAGCTCAAGTTGTTCCTTATCCTTTTGCTCTTGACTTTTCTTGCCTTCTGCGCCTAAAGCACAAGAAGCATGGGCATAACGCCTTGAATTAACTTTTACAAAATCTGTAATATTTGTGTCAAAAACCTCGTTGCAAATTGCGCACTTTACGAGATGTTTAGCCATTCTTCATGCTCCTTTCCTTTTATATAGTATCTTTATAGTTAAATTATACCATATTATATTTATTAAAGCAAGAGGAGAAGAATATCTTAATATCCTTCTCCTCTTATCTATTAACCGTTTAGCATTATTTGCAAATCATGTACAATCAAATCCATCTGTTCGCACTGTTCAGGAGTACAATCACTGACTTTCTTACCACGCCCTAAGTATTTATCAATAACGCTTGTAATCTTAGGAGCGTTAGATTGATTAGCGCTCATGAGCTCTCCGATGATATCTTGAATACTCTTCATAAGGCCGTCATAATCGTACTCAATATCCTGAGAAACAACTTGAGTAGCTTCATTGGTAATATAAGCCCCACCTGTTTCAGCAGCTTGCTTATCAATGGCCTCTGCAATAGCATTTACAAGATTCTCATAAGTAAAATCAATAGAATCAGGAATATACTTAAATCGAGATCCGGCTACATACCTAGGAGTTTCACGCAGGAATAACCGTGTCTTTGGACCTTCATCTGTATTTACCACACAAGAATAACCAATAATATCACAGGTACGCTCACATATTAGTCGGCCTCGCTTATCAAGAGTAGGAACAATTTGATTGTATTCATTACCCTCGGAATCCTTAAATGTCTTATCCGTTGCGTGAGAGATAAGAACTAAACCATAATTCAACTGGAGAATTTTGCGAATTGCTTCATCAAACTCGGTTCCTACCATTGCATATCCTTTGCCATAAGCTAAGTCAGCGATACCATCAACGCCTTCTCGGCTACAAATATATTTCTCACAATAGCTATATGCAATGTCTGCCGTATCAACAACAATAGTTGAAAACTTTTCTTGTACTGCGGGGTCCTTCAATTCATTAAGAATCTTCTTAAATTCTCCCCATGTATTAACAGGCTGTGCATAAACGCCAGGCAAGGCATTATAACCTTTTTCAAATGCAATTAAAAGCGCATTAGGGAACTTTGAAGCGATCGTGGTCTTGCCAGACTTGGGGCTACCGAAAAATAAGACTGAATATCCCCTTAAATCACGGGAGACTTCGTGTGGTTTCAAATTTAATAGACTCATATACTCTACTCCTTTAAATTAGAAAAAGGGAGAGAGAAAAACTCTCTCCCTATTCCTTAAAACTTGTACTCGCCCTTTGCGGGAGCTGCAACAGAGCTAAATGCGTTACCTTTATTAGCCTGATACTCATCCTGCCGACGCTTAACCTCAGCGAGATGAATTTCACGCTCGCTAATCTTCTGAGTAAGCTCGGCCGCAGTCAAAGTAGACTCATCGTCCCACTCATACGTCTCAGGCTGAGCCCAATTAATTACAAAATCTCGCTGCGAATTCCGCACCTCTCGCACAGAAGCCTCTCCAAAAGCACTTTCCTCGGTAATCTTACGGACGACCGTCTTAGAAACTTGATTACCCTTGATTCGAGTAAAAACTGGATTACGCTGAGAGGGTTCCAGGCTCTCAAAATAATTCATAGCCTTGGGGTCTATGGCAGTAAACTCAACAGGAAGAAGAGCCCCACGGAAATCAAATACGCAACCCTTAACAGTCATTCGCTCGGGAAGCTCTCTCTCTTCATCTGCCTCAATCCTACTAATGCCGTTAATCAGCATATCCACATCAAAAGTAGAACGAGACTCCGGGTTGCCAAGCTCTTGGACTTGATGGACAAAGCCACCCTCATTACGCTTCACACTAACCAGCTCAGAAGACCCGCTTCTATCGCTATAGAACTCATTCAGGCCAATAGCGGAATCAACACGAACCTTACCTGCATTCTCCTTTCCATTGGCCATAACTGTTCCAATCTTACCATCAATAATTGCCTTAAGAACTGTATAGGTTGCATTGACCTTGTTCTTTCCAGTCATTTCGGTAACATAAGTAAAATGTACCTGAACGACATTCATCAAATCATCATCTGTAGCTACACTTAAAGTCCCGTTAATAAACTCAGTGCCAGGATGCTTAGAATTTTCACTACTAACCTTAACTTCAAGTTTGTGCTCGTAAATGTAGCCTTCAAGATGAGTAGCATTAATAAACGACTTCTTAGCCATGATTATTCTCCTTTATAATTCTCAATATTAAAATTCTTTCCTTGGTCAGTCAAGGTATAAATAACTGGATTTGAACCAACTTTATCCACATAATTATCGGTTACTAACTTACGAATAGAGCCTGACACTTTTCTAGAAGACAACCCCATTCCATCCGCGATATCCTTCGCCTTAAGTCTAGCCTGTCCGCAAGTTTGCAGATATTCAAGAATCGCTATTCCAGTTTCGGTAAAGAGAGGCTTATTTTCTTCTTCCTCTTGTTTATCTCGCAATGATTGAAGAAACTCAGCAGCATCTTCAGGCATAGGGGGGAGTTCTGCAATACTATCAAAATAATCTAGGAAACTTTTAATCTTATTGCTCATGTTACTATACTTCCTTTTTATCTTATATACATATAATAACATTTAATAGATTAAAAGTCAATCAGGAACTATGTCGCCAAATAAAGCGGGCATTTTTTCTTGACACATCTTAAGAGCCATATTAGCAACTTCTCTCATTTGCGGATGGGCGGCAGAGGCGCAACGAAGCTTGAAGAAATGGCGCCACTCACGAATATTTGCTGTCATAACAATTTCAGTCTTCAAACTATTAGGTAAAACCGCACGTGCTTCCTGAGGAGTACATCCATCTTCCAGCATAGCAAAATACATAGCTTCTGTTTCTTTCATTGCATACTTCCAGTGAGTATAGGCAGCAGTGCCAGGCGTTAAATAACAAGGTTCTATGACTGTGATTTCATTGCCAAACTTATCTCCCGAATAATTACAGTAGCGAGTAGACTCCTGGCAATATGCAGCAAGCCTATGTCTCACGATTTCATGCGTTACGCCTCTATCACACGTGAATCGTACGCTAAAATTATAATGCTCAAGAACCGCTTCATGACCTCTTTTGATAATATTGGTGACGAATTTCTCAGCACTTCCATTTTGAATCTTAGATTCGCTTTTATAACAGGTGCGGCCTGCGATTTCAAGTATTTTAAGTGCATCTTCCTAATCAACAGAAGAAACGAACTCTACACTAGGTTTAATAATTTTCATATTTTAATCCTCATTACTTAAAGTATATCCACTTACGTTTCCAAAAAGCAAGGCAAAACGCTCAAGCTCGTCGATAAAAATGCGCTTATCCTCAGGATAAGAACGATTTACAAATTCCGCATAAGAGATAAAATCAATTCCCGTAATTCCGTAAGCTCTTGCCTTTTGCTCCATCGCATAAGGGTTTCCGCAAACAATTATTGCGTTATTTTCTTGCGCCAAAAGCATAAGCTTATTTGTCTTTCCGCTTGCCCGACCATCAATAATTCTTACCATAATATCCTCCATCAGGCTCCGCCTATAGTTTTGTTTAAGCCAGCTGTTTTTGTTTGATAAAGTTCGATATAATAAGTTTCTCGTTCATTAAGCTTATCTTTTGGAACTTCCTCCAAGACTTCAAAAGTGAAATTCCAAAGTCCATCTTTCTTCATGGCTTGATAAAGTTTATTTGTAGCAGGAGAAGAAGAAATAGCGGTCTTAATATGCTGACGCATTCTTTCCCGCATATCGACCGACTGACCAACATAGGATTGGCCAGAAATCAAGTCTGTAATTCTATATATGCCGCTTATTTTTACAGTTTTCTTAAACAAGCGTGGCATTAAAGCGTCATAAGCTGGCTTATAATAAATATCCCAAATGACTTTATCAATCGCATCTTTATGCCCCACTTTTCTTTGAAGCTCTCTGAAAAGCTCTATATCTTGTTTATCTTCTTCTGAAATTCCTAACTTATAATAGCTTTCCTTTGCTTTAATTTCTTCTTCTCTCTGTTTTGCTTGGATATAAGCAAGCTGCTTAGCTTTTAAATCATCAACTTTATGTTGTTCATTTTCAAGCTCAGAGGTTAATTTAGCCATTTTCTCCTTATATTCTAAATCAAGAGAGGAAGAAAGCTGTTCATAATCCGCGGAAAGCGCTTCAAAACGTGCTTTATAAGCTTCTTCTGCACGCTCTTCTGCCACCAACCGCAAACTCTCTCCGGCTTTATAAACTGACTCGAGCATCTCATTTTGCGCTCGAACACTCTCTTTTATTCCGCTTAATTCTTTTTTCTTGCTTGATATTTCTTGTGCGAGCTCTCTGTTCTATTGAATGGCTTTCTCGTTGATTTGTATAGCTTCTATCTTTTGTTTGTGAAGTCCATACGCATAAATTCCTACTCCTATAAGCAGGATTAATAAAATAATATTCATAGTTAGTAGATAAGAACGGGGAGACTTGTCATCTCCCCCAAAAATAATTACTCTGCGTTAACGTCAATCACTAGTCCCTCATCAGTTAGACGTAGAAATTTTACACGCTGATGAGAACCGTCAGAAAGCTCTACCTCAGCCTCTTCTCGCACGCCAAGGTCCTTACGCTGTAGGGCAGAAGTAAAAATTCCATCAACCTGCTTCTTCTCAAGACCAAGCACTTCTGCGATATCGGCAGCAGTTAAGTCCTTATCAGTATTGTCCTGTAGATACTTAATAACCAGCTTAGTGTTTTCCTTCATTGCCATAATAAATCTTTTCTCCTTTTAATTTTAATTTACTAAATCTTGAATGATAGTATCAATTTCTAGCATAATATTTATTCCATCATGCAAAGCCATAATTTGATTTGTTAGCTACATGATACGGTTTTCTGCACGAATCTTCTCCTCGTCCGAGGAAGAATTGTTTTCATGAATTTGCTCGCATTCATAGATTTCTTGAGCGAGCTTTTTCATCTACTTCTTGGTCATAATCTCTTATCCTTTTTATATTATATATAATTTATTATACAATAACAATCTGAGAAATCTTTTCTCTCGGATAATAGAACTTAGTAATCACGACCTTATTGCAATCAAGCTCTTTAACAGCAACCCAACCCCCATGATATTCGATTGAAACTCTATACTCTTCATCATTATAAGTCTTGACAGTACCATCCATAAAAGTTATTTGTATCATTTATCTCACCTTCTATAGTATATTATATTATATTATTTATTATACGTCAATTCATCTCTTTTAATCATGAAAACTTTTCCATAAAATCTTGTTCTGTAATGATAGGAATATTAAGTTGTTTAGCGCTTATATTTTTGCTAGAAGTAGATTCAATATCATTATTAATGAGATAATTAGTTTTACCCGTAACAGAACCTGTGACTTTGCCGCCTCGCTCTTCAATCCATACCTTAAGGTCATCACGTCTCTTAAATACTTTAAGCTTACCAGTTACGCATACGGTTACTCCTTTACATGATTGCTCTACACTACTAACCTCGGCTTCCGCAATTCTAAGTAAAGGATAAATCTTATCTGCTTCGCTATAATCATAATTCCACAAAGCGCAAGCCTTTTCATAACCAAAACCATCATATTTAGAAAAGTCAAACTTCTCGTCCACTTTAGCTCTAAACTCTTCATAGCTCTTGATATGTTTGCATAATTCTTTAGATACATTTCTCCCAATCAGAGGAATACCAAGAGCAGCAATAAAAGCTTCAAGAGTAGTAGTCTTAGCTTCTTCAATGGCGTTAAGAATCTTGTCTACTGATTTGACTCCAAATCCAGGCTTAGTAATCCATTCATCTCTATATCTAGCAAGAGAAAAGATGTCTGAAAGACAATTAATCCATTCCCAGTCAATCAATTTT